AAAAAAACCTCCGCAGGATAACCCACGGAGGCTGCCATCTTGTAGTAGTGGCTTACTGTACTCTTCCTTTTAATGTGCCCAAGGTACCAAACACACCGCATCCCTTATAGATACGAATCGCCCAGTGGTCGAGAGCATTCATGACTGCTCACTATATAAATAGGAAGGAATTATGAAAAATTTAACACCAATAATAAAAAAGGCCCCTAAATCAATAGGAGCCGAGATGATAAATTATAGTTTAGTGATTTTTTAATGTGCTAATCGTTGCTTCAATTTGAATAGTAAGCCAATTATTTATATCGCCATAACTATTTTCGATAAATTTAATGGTTTCAGTAGATAATTGAGATAATGCAATATCTTTTGCCTTGCTTAAAGCGATATCTTGCGCATCTTTATTAAATGACCCACTTTTCTTTAAAGTATCAACATATGTCTGAAACACCGTTTTTACTGAATTTAAGACAATAGTTGTTGCATCACTTAATATTTTCGTTGCTTTTTCATTGTTCGTTTTAGTCCCAATCCACTGAATGAGTTTTGTGCCGAGCAGACTAATTATCGGAATAACTACTGCCGTAACAATGACTGAAACGATATTAATTAGAATTTGATCCATAAATTAAGAACCTCCTTTTACGTATCGTGCTTTGGTGCGTACACGATGATCAATTTTTTCGGCTAAATTAGCGGTATCAGTTTCGACTTTAATAAGACGCCCATCTAAATCGTTATACCGCTCCTCGAGTTTGTCGAGCGTTTTTTCGACACGGTCAACTGAAGACTTAATGTGGCGAATATCAGAGATGACTTCTCCTTCTTTTTTCCCGATTTGCTTCTGGTCACCACGATCATTACGCCTAAAAGCTAAAACTGCAAAAAAGATAGATGAAAGCGTACCAAGTACACTGATGACTGCTAGAACATTAGATATTTCTTCCATTAGCGTTCCTCCTTATCGAGCACTTTTTTAATAAAGGCTAAAATTGTTTTAAAGTTGGCATAGTGTTTTTCTAAATTTTCCTTTTTATTTTTATAATCAATAATTAGCGCTTTATCTTCAGCACTTAAGTAATATTCAAATTTCCTTGTGTTCTCATAATGAACTAATAAGGAGCGCAAACGATAAAGGTTATAGAGTGTTTTTTCATTGATGTGTCCATCAAAACACGCTGAAAAGTATTCGTAGTTAATGCGTAGCCACACCTTAAAGTACTTCTTCCAATCAATATTAATTAAAGCGTAGTACTCTTCTTTAAAACTCTCATCGACGAATAATGTGTTTTCTTTCGCAATTAAAGTATTATCAAGCCAGATTAAATAGTAATCGGCAATGCGTCTATCGAAATTAACTGCTTGCTTAAATTTATTTACACCAAAAAGGAAATAGTCGGCGTTATCTACTTTACAAAGTCTTACATCATTATAGTTTTTAAGAATGACGATAAAGTCACGGTCACTGTCATCTTTTTCAACACCATGTAAAACTGACCCACACCGATAAATGGCGAGTACCTTTTTACCATAGATACTAACGGGCAACATAAACTCTTCCTGGAGCGTGCGATGCTAAGGCTGGTTCCACAACAAGCCCAGTATCTTTTAATTGAATTGCGACATCATACCAAGTGCCATTGAACTTATATTGATAGATTGCCCCACTGCCCGAAGCGGCCGCTGTTGAAAAAACAACATTCCACCCTGCGACATTAACATTACCGAAACCATTACTAGCATTACTTGTTTTAATATTGTCATAAGTAAAGAACTTTCCGCTTACCGAACTATAATTCATTTGCCATACAGGACCATATCTATTTTTGACTGCTAAGTCGAGCGCAACAACACGGGCTTCTGCCAGTGTGTCAGCATTAACAATTTCGGGTGGATCATAGTAATAGTCTAGATTTAACGAGGACGCTGTTTTTGTGTAACGAGCAACTGGTAATTCATAAATCAGTCCACCAAATTGTAAATTTTCTTGAATAAGCGAAGGATAGGAACTTGGCGCTTCTTTCTTTTCAAGTGAGACCTCATTATTCCCGAGGTCAAATTTAATAAATACGTAGCCATAAGCACTACCAGTAAGTGCCACAGCAATTTTTGTGTTTGCTTCTACATACACTCTTCGTCCATAAACTTGGACATACCCACTTGAAAGAATGATGTAGTTATTACTCGTTGTAACAGCAACATTCCCACCTAAGCCGATTATTCGACCGTTTTGATTTGAGGCAAGAAAATGATTACAATCAGCGTCTTGCTTTGCTGACACTGAAGCTGAGTCAAAGGTAATTTTTACTAAGGCCATTTTTAAATCCCCCTTCTATTTAGTAATTTGAGTTTATCTGTTAAAGAGATGCGTTGTTCACCAAGCGTGATTGTCGCTTTATTAAATGTCCCCTTATACACCATCTTTGTTACGAGCGTTTCATAAGTCTTATGCGGAGTGATGAAGTTAACAAAAGTACCAACACTTAAGTCAGTTAAATCGGTAATTCGATTCGTTAAAAATGAGAAATCAAAAGTTATATTATGCTCTAGTGAAGAATCAATAAGCGCGGAAGTTGCCTTCGTTGATAGCGAGGTATAATCTTTATCACTATAAAACTCACATTTAAAACTAACTATCGGTATTCTTTTAGGCGAGTTTGTGTAGTTACTAATCGTACCGTCATTTAAAAGATAGTAAGTAATAATGTTTTGATAGGTGACGTTGTCAGCTTTTGGATAAAAGATAATTTTATTTAGTGCGTTAGTGTTAGAGTCCGCAATATTTAAGTTAGTGATAGCGCCTAGATTACTCTTAATAATCAAACCTTTTGTAATTGCTAAGACTAATATTTTAATATTCGTGATTTGCCCATTTGTAATAACTAATTCATAGCCAAGTCGCAATCCATAAGTTTTTGAAAACTCGGCAACAAGTTTTAGAATATTTACTTTTTTATCGGGCTCATAATTAAGTGTACCCGTCTTATTAATCATGATTTGCGTTTGTAGGTAGCTAAGATTTTGCTTGGGGTCACTACTATAAACGAAGTGTGCTCGAATTAAATTAACAATAAATTGCGAGATGTTACCGGTGTAGGAATTAACTGGCACTTCAACATCAAATTTAGAGAAGAAATCTTTCGTAGTAACTTTTATATAGTTGTCCTCAATCTTTTCGATAGCCGTAATGATACCAATATAGAAATAGTTCTTCTTGCGAACAGTAAGGTAATCACCGACACTCGCACTAATACTGTTTAAATTTACATGGAAGAAAGATTGTTGCGGAACTAATGAATCAAGAATAATCTCGAAATCATCACTAGCGTATCCATACCCTAATACCGCAAGTGTCCTTTCACTTAAAAAGATAATTTGCATACAGACTCCTCTTAGTGAGCGATATACTCTTCGCTAAAACTAATCTCACAAGTACTAGGTTCCATCACTCCTGGATCAAAGAAAACTTCGCTAATACCAGGTGGGAGAAAAAGAAAATTGTCATAGGAGAAATCTTGATATTCATATATGTCAGTTTCTACTCCGTCCACAATTCTTTTTATATATTGATTAGTAGGGTCACTAGATACTTCAATTACTGGTTCATCTCTTTCGTCAAGTAGCAAGCGAAGTTTACTTACTTCAATTCCATTTTGGCGAATTATTACTCGGGGATTTAATAAGTTTCCCGTAATTTTGATTTTAAGTGGAACACTTTTAACGCATTCATTATTAAGCGTTACGGAACCGTTATAAGATACTGAGTAGATATAAGCGTAATTATAGGGATAAATTTTCCCTTCATTAGATTCGACAACATTAATCACTTCCGTTTTATCAACTAGCCATAGCGATAAGCATTCGATACTGACACTGCTTCTAATGATGAAAGATTCGAGCTGACTTTTCGATGTTGATTTAACATTGACATAGCAATATTTAAGACCATCGGCATAATAGTAAAGGCGCATTTTTTTAGTGTTAGTGATAAATTCTCGCCAAATCGTAAAGCCTTCATATCCTTCAAGAAAAAGGAGTGTAACATTAATTATTCTTTGCTGGACTTTTCTCTTGTTTTCGACGAATTTGTCGGCAAAATCCTGGTATTCGATATTAAAATCAAATCCAAAACCATCAAGCGATTCAATCAGTGTATTGTTTCGATAATCCAAATAGTAGGTGGTGCCTACTTCGTTAACTAAATATAGTTTGCGCATTAGTAAGCACCTCCTAAAGCGGCATTAATCGAATCGATATCGACGTCGCCTGTTGTATTAATTGTGACGTTATTTGTCGTAGTCTTGTTTTCTACTTTATTATTAGTGACACTATTATTCTTGACCGCATTTGTATCCGTGAATGCTTCGCCATTAAAGAGTTCAGCAAACCAGTTAAACACTCCGCTAGCCTTATCAAGTAGCCATTTAACACCATCAATAATCTCCGTTAGCACCGCTAGAATCGGCTCAAGGATAACAAAAAGTATCTCAAGTACCGGAACGATGACAGCCTTTATTACATTAGAAAGGACAAGTAAAACTGGCGTCAGTGCCTCTATTATCGTAAAAATTACTTCTAGCATGACTAAAAGTGGTGCAAGTAGCACATTTATAAGTGGCTCAAGTAAAACCATTAAAACGCTAATAACCTCGATGATGACACTGATGACTTCAATAATCGGGATAAGGAGCGCTACGATTATTTGTAAAATAGGGTTTAAGATTTGGACTGCAATATCAAGTAATGAAACAACGAGTTTAATAATGATATTAAGAATATCTGCTACTACTGTAATCACTTTAATAAGCGGACCAATAACCGAATTAATGAGTGTAAACGCTACTTGAGCGATTTTAACAATTAAGCCAATTAGTATTTTGATTATTTTGACGATTGGATTTAGTAAGACGAGTACTGCGTTAATGATTGGTATTAAAAGCCCTACAACCATATTGATGATTTTCGTAATAACAGGAATTAGTGCTTCAATTAAATTAATGATTACGTCGATAATATCTATAACTAAATCAAGAACGTCATCAAGTAAAGAAACGACTACATCAATTAAGGTGTTAATAACACTCATAACAGCTACGATAACGGGCATGAGTGACTGAACTAAAGTCGAGGCAAACCCAGCCACCCTTTTAAGTAAATCACCAACGATGTCAATTAGCCGTTTTAATAAAGCACGGAACTTTTCATTTTGTAGTAATACTACAGCGATTACTGCAATAAGCGCCGCCCATCCAAGTGTTGAAAATTTAACCGCTAGTCCTGCCACCTTAACCGCACCACTTACTGCTGTAAATGCCGTTTTAACACTCGTCAATATTGGGACAAGTTTTGAAAATACAACAAGTGAAGGACCAAGAGCAATTAGAAATCCCGCGACTACTCCAATTATAACTTTAACGCTACTATTTAAACTTTTCCACCAATCAAGTACTTTTTGTACACTCGGGATAAGTTTATCTCGTAATGCTACCACTATCTTTTCTAGGACGGGTAGTAAGAGTGTTGCAAAACTCATCGCTAGCGACCTAGTGGCTAACGTTAGTGAATCGAGCGCATCATTAAAAGAGCCAGCAATCTCAGCGTCTTCACTCGTAACAATTCCTAACTCTCTTGCTTCTTCTTTCCACTTACTAATTTCAGTAGCGGACGCTTCTAATACTGGCGCTAACTCTGAACCAATATTTTCGCCAAAGAAAGCATTCGCGGCTGCCGTCCTCGTTGCTTGATCCTCAACGCTTGCTAGTGCATTACGAATAACTTCAAAAGCCTCTTCCGTATTAAGCCCAGCAATATCATCAACCGTTAACCCGATAAGGGCGAGTGCTTCTCTTGCTCTATCCGCATTCCCCGAAGCAATATTACCGAGGATTGTATTAACCTTAATAAAGGCTTTATCCATTGCAATCGTGGTTGAGCCTAATAGTTTAGCTGTGTATTGCCACTCTTGTAATGCTTCAACTGAAAGTCCTAGTTTTTTGGCAGTATCGGCAATATCATCAACTGTCTTTGCTGTGCTAAGTGCTAGAGCGGACAAAGCCGAGCCAGCCGCAATAGCGGGAGCAGTAACGTATTTAGTTAATGCTGAACCGATTTTACCGATAGCAGCAGTGTTGATACTAGAGAGACTTTTAATCTTGCTTTCCGTTTTTTCAAGTTGCGAATTTAAGTTTGCGACTTCAGCCTCGGTATACTTTATTGAGCGGTTAAGTTTATTAAACTCTTTCTCGCTTATGGCGCCGATTTCGACAGCCTTTTTAGCCTTCTCTAATTGCTTATTTTGTTCTTCTAACTTTTGTTTCGTTAAGGTTAGAGTCTGATTTAGTTTATCTTGCTTTTGTTTCCATAAATCAAGATTCCCAGCATCATACCTTAAGTTTTTATTAATAACTGCTAGGTCTCTTTGCTGTTCTTTAAGGCCAGCATTTAGTGATTTAATATTGGCTTCAAGTTCAGTAGTGTCAAGACCTAACTTAATATTCATTCCTTTTACTGTTTCAGCCATATTTTTATACTCCCCCTAACCTAAAAATGTATCGATATCCGCTTGTGTTGCTTGTCGACTAGGTGTCTCACCTGCATAGACATTCTTGTGGATTTCGACGATTTCGAGGTAAGTTTGAATGTCAAAAAACTCACTATCACGGATTGGAATTCCTAATTGCGCCAAGTTATAAATGATATTTGCCGTGAAACTATGATAACCTGGCACACTATCGCGGGGATACTTTGCCCGCTTGTTTACTGTTTACTGAACCGAGTAACTCCGCAATAACATTTGCTAGATTATTTAATTCCTCAGTTCTATTTAAAACCGCAAAATCAAACCCCTGCATAAACTTGTCATAGGTATCACTCGTAAAAGGTTTATGTAAGATGTAGACAATTCGAAATAAAATATCGATGAATTTTCCAACATCATCTTTATTCTTTTGTAAGGCTTTATCAAGCGTGTTGATATCGGTGAAAAGCTCTGTGCCGAATACTTGCCGATAAGAAATAATCGTAAAAAGCGAGGAAGCAAGTTTTAACTCCTTCCCTCCAAGGGTAACTACTTTCTCCATAGTCTATTCTCCTGGAATAACCGGTAATGTCGGCGCTAGTGTTAGGAAGTTTGCATAGTTACTATCACCAAGCGCAGCAACACTATTAGTAACTAAATGATCCCCGACTTCAATTGGGCGAGCGGTAATATTAAGTGTCACAGCATTTGCTTCTGCAGAGTCCGTTTTTGACTTTGTCGCTTCACTAATGGGTGTTACATTACACAAATAGAACCATGCTCTTCGTGCTTTAGCATCACCCTGGAATTCTAGCCCGAGTGCAAAGGTGACTGGTTTAGCATTTGCTACTTCGACAAGATTGCCGTTAGCAAGCCTTTTATACCCAAGTACATCCGTTTTAAACTCTTCTGTAATTTCAGTAAGTTTAAGCGTTAAAGTTCTCCCTGCGTTTTGCACTAAGTTTGCAATAACAATGTCGTCAGCATAAACCGCTGTTGAACCACCAACAATATCACTTGTGAATTCTTGAGCGCCTGGTAAGGCTACTGGTGTCGCAAAACTCCATGTTCCGTTACTTGCTTGTGTCGCAATTGAATAGTGGACATTACGTAAACCGTAAGTAATTTTATTATTAGCCATGTTTAAATTTCCTCCAATCTAACTTCATAGATTTTATTAATTGAACCATCCTCATTTCTAAACTCGGATAGGTTTTGTGGCGTGTAGCCATTTTTAAGAAGGGTCGTCTTTAGTTTAGTTTCTAGCGCAGGATCCTTCTTCTTAGTAACAAGCGTAATTTGAATAGTGCTCATATAGAACACTGGTTTATCTTCCGCGAATACTGAAGCTCTTTTACTAATTTCTTGAAAGACGATAAAGGGTGGTTCAGCATTATCTTCATTATCGTACTCATTAGTAGCGTAGAACACTTTCGGGACAACGCTTAAGAGCGTATTTCGTAATTTTTCTAAATACACGCATTAACCTCCCTCTTTTATAATTTGCCGAATTTCTTCAAGCATTAAGGGACTAAGCGATTCGAAAGATGGTCTTAAATACGGTCGTGCTGCCACTATTTTTCCGCTTCGATGCTTAAAACCGAACTCGACTAAATGCACGAGTCCACTTTTCGTTTTTGAATAAATGACAATCATACGATTTGCTCCTTCGCCATATGCCTTTTTAACAAAGGAATCGGCAAGTGCATTAGGACCACCACTGCGCGGAACATTAGAACGAATGTAATCGATAATTTTATCAGCCGTTTTATCAAGACTTATATGAATTTGTTTTATGACATTTTCGGAGTATTCTTGGATATTTTCCTTTAATGCTTCTGGCATTTTATCAATTTCCATCGTTTATAATTTCCTCCCATTTAAGTGGTGTTTCCGCCATATAAAGTTCGATATATTGTCCGTTTAGATATATTCTTTTGATTTCATAGATTTTGCCGTAGTAGGGAAAGTAAGCATACTTGCTCCCGTCATAAATAAAAGACTGAATACTTACCTTAAAATCGAATAAAACTTTTGTTTGAATCGATGAATAATATTCCTTGGAGGAGATGGAGCTGATTACTCCACCCACCTCCTTGGAGCCGACCAACCGCCAAGACTTGTTGCCAAGTTTATCGACAGCTGTTTTAACACGGAATAGGATGAAAGAAGTATTGTAGGAATTAGGATACGAAATCATAAGGAAATCCGAGGATTATCACTCATGAGGAGCGCCATGAACCTCAGAGGCTAGAGGCACGAGGCATAACTGTCTGAGTAAGACATCAAAGCTCTTAGGCAACTCTCTCACCGTACCATCGCTTTTGAAGCCAAAGTTAGTCTTCACAAATATGATAATAAGAGCTTTTACCAATGGGTCACTATTAGATTCAGCGACTTCACGAGGAACTCCAGTCGTTATCAGCAACTGGCGGCACGAGGCGATATGAATTAACAATTCCTCATCGGCATAGTTTTCGGTTACAGGGATTAGCAAAGCCTTTTTTACTATCTCCAGCATGTTTTCACTCATCACAATATCCTCCCTATTTTTTAGATATTAACCCTACCCGCTTCAACGATAGGTCATGTAGTACGAGACGTCAGACCTACGTGTTTCGACCTTAATTTAATGTTGATGGGGAAATCTTATCCACCAACAGTGGCGGCTTTTTTCTTAATGCGTAAGAAACCTTTATAGCCGACAACATTACCGCCAGTAAAGACGGATGCTTTGTAACTGATAATCCCGTCTTTGAATTTGTAATCCGTTGATTTAGCAATTTCAACTGGCGAGAAAACTGGGACTTCGTAATTTGTTAATGCCCCATAAGCCATACAGTAAGTACCAGCCTCAGTATTTGGATCAACGACAGACCCACAGTTACTATTAATGACATAAGGAATGCCATCAATCGTTGATGCACTATAATCGACAATATGAACTTTACGCCCTTCCGTTGTCCGAAGGTTAGCAAATGCCCGTAAGTCGTTCTTACTTAAAATTAACGCTGCTCCACCCTCAACTTCTTCATCGCCACCATAGGCATAAATGATTTCATCAAGTGTCGTGTCATCGATTGTGCTAATTTCGATATCGGTGTTATCGGCAAGTGCTTCAACATTATTAGCAAAGATACCTTTGAAGGTATTCGTGGAGCCTGCACCCCGTAAAATTTGTTGTGAAATCTTTTTGCGGAGCGCAATATTGATTCCTCTTAACACTTCTTGTGAGTAAGGTAAGGCTGGAAGTTTTTCTAATTCTTCCGTAATTTCAGCATAAGCTGTCACTTTTACTTTCGTAATCGTCGCATAACCGAATGTCGGTTCAGCGGTAGTGTAAGGATCACCTTCAGCAGTAAGTCCTGCCATATCTGTTGATTTTACGAAGGACTTTTTATAAGTCTCACCACCCTCTAAGTTAACGATTCTTACTTTATCAACGAGTGTGGATACATCGCGGAAAGGGTATGCACCGATTTCAGCATTAGTGTGCGAAGGAAGTAAGACATTACTTGAAGTGACAGTCACTGTGCGTCCTTCTTTTAAGTCCTTGCCACGTTTCTCCATATTTTCGATTGCTTCAGCATCACTACGAATTTGAAACATCGCAGCACTATCGAATTTACGCTTCATTGATAATTTCTTATCGATTAAGTTTCGTTCTTCTTGGAGCGCATCAGTTTCTTTTTCGAGTTTTTCTAATACGGAGAGGTTGTCTTCTTTTTCTGCTAACGCCCGAATTTCATTTAAGCGTTCAGCAATTTCTTTTTTACGAATTTCTAAATTCATCTGAATTCCTCCTAAATATTCGTTTTTAATTTAAGTCGTTTGCGAATTACTTCTTTAAGTTGCTCGGTTTTAACATTATCCAATGCCCTTAGTTCTGCGTCCGCGATTTCTAAGGAACGTGCGAGTGCTTCAATAGAAGTTCCTTCATATGCAGGTAGGTCTACCACGGAGACATCATAGAGACGATCAATCTCGGTAATGACTCTCTTTGGTATGTCCCCACTTCTATCCCAGCTTTGACTTTTTACAGTAAAAGCAAACGACATCTTGTCTAATAATCCAGCGACAATCGATTTATACACATCTCGATTTGACTGGGTGTCAATTAAATCCGCTCTAATTTTTAAGCCATAATCATCAATCGTAAAGGTAAGTGAACCGTTACGAGTACGAGCTAAGATTAGGCGGTTATCAGTATGGTTATATTTTAGTGGCACATCTTTTAAATTTGCGCCATTTAGTGCGTTTTTGTCGATGATTTCAATAAAACCATATTCTGCATCACCAATTAAAGTTTCCTGGTTAAAGACAATTGCGTAACCTTCAATAACCATGCTTTCTTTTTCATCTTCATTTCTTGTTTCAATATTTAGAAATCGCACTTCTTTATT